TCCACCTGGAAGTCGGCGCATTCTGCATCGGCATAAATAGGGCAATAGGTTTTTACAAAGAATTTATATTCAGCCAATGCGCGTTTTATGCGTGCAGCCTGCTCTTCCTTTGTTTCCGAAATATTTACAGCAGTACTGCTCTGAACCTGTTCGCAAAACAGCTTCCAGGCATCATACGTCCGGCGTTCTATAACCTTGTTAGCCATTGCTGATAAACTCGTTTATAAACTCCATTTGAAACTTGTTCACCTCTTTGGCCATGTCGGGCTTTTTGGCGAAAAACCAGGTGGTAAAAAGCTTGAAGCAATTGATGAGCTGCGATGCTGTTACCTTTTTGTTGGAAAGAAACTCAATGGACTTGGTGACCTTGATAAGCGCGTCTGCGTCTATCTTTTCGGCATCGGTCAGCTCCTCCAGTTTCAGGTAAAGCTTTCGGGTTATATTGGCCGCTGTAATCGTGGTCGCGCCCTTTAGCGCGTCCCATACCCCCTTTTCTTTATTTTCAGTAAAGGTCTTTTCCGTCCATCCAACTATACTACAGATTTCTTTCTGTGTTTTATCCGTATTGAGGTACAGGTCGAATGCAAGCTCGCGTTTGTCAGAACGACTTAAATCTTTCTTTTTGGCCATGTATTCCGCTTTGTGCATACAAAGCAATAGCAAAAACACCCCTTAAAATAACGGTTATTTCCAATCTGTACCGCGCGTTGTATAATCTGTACACAGCCTTGATTAATACGGAATTTTCTGTTTTTTTTCGGATAAGTAACACAGCATTTTTGAGCCATATTAAAGAAAAGCTATAAAAAAGCTGAATGAAAAAGAGCTCTAAAACCTTTGTTATTTCCGACGAGACACCCAATATGTATGGTTTTATAACCGTGACTTCGGGTATCGACCTAAGCGACTTCCAGGAAAACCCGGTGATGCTCTATAATCACGATTACTCAAAAGTGATTGGCCAGTGGGTAGATGTTCGCAAAGAGGGGGATAAGCTTTTAGGCGCTCCCGCTTTCGACGAAAACGACCCGGAGGCAATGAAGTATTACGACAAGGTTGAGCAGGGTATTTTAAAGGGCGCAAGCCCCGGCCTGCGGCCAATCCAGTTTAACGACGATAAGGACAGGCTCCTGCAATCTTCGGTTAAAGAAGCCAGCATTACGCCGGTTCCGGGTAACCGTAAATCCCTGTCAATGGCAGTCTACAACAACGACGACAAAAAACTATCAGCGTCCGAGGTTAAAGAGTTCCTGCTTTCATTCCAGCCTACTACACCAAAAGCAAATCAATTAAACATGAATGAAAAATTAATTGCCGCCCTGATTGTGCTAAGTGCGCAGCTCGGGCTTACTGTAAACCTAAGCGCATCGTCAAAAGATGATGACCTGGTAGACGCAATCAAAAAGGCTGGCGACGCTTTCGTCGCAGAGAAAACTAAGGTAACCAACCTGTCGGCCAAAGTACTGTCCTTGGAGGCCACTGCGGAAGCTATTTCCGAAAAGGAAATTACCGACCTGTTGAACCAGGCCGTAACCGACAAGCGGCTTTCCGCCGAACAGGTACCGGCGCTCCGCGAATTTGCTAAGGTCAACCTGTCGGCTTTCAAAACCACGCTTGCATCGCTCAAGGCGGCTACAGTGGTAACACACCAGGCCGCTAAGGACGCGGGCACAGGGAATAACGATGCCAAAGCCGACTGGACTTTTGACGACTATGCATTGAAAGCCCCCCAGGAGCTGGAAAACATGCAGGTAGCCGACAATACCAGGTTTCAATTGCTGCTTTCGGCAAAGGTTAATAAAGCCCGCAACGATCACTCAATAGAGGTTTAATCGCTCACCAGATAACAAATTAAAACAGGACGAAAACACCCTTAAATAAACATGAAAAACTACGTTAAAACCATCACAGACCTATTGTTTAACTTCTTATGCGGGTTAGTATTAGGTTTAGTTTTATTGCTGCCTTTCGGCATTAACCCCGCCTGGGGCGGACTGGCCTTTGTGCTGCTGACTTTGGTATGCTTTGCTTATGCCTTTTATACCGGCAAAAGCATTATGCCGCGCTGGCTGCTTTATGCCGGGCTGTTCAAAGAGGTGTGGATAAGCCGCTTAATGGAAAAGTTTTATCCTACGGCCCCGTGGTTAAACAGGGCGCAGGATTATAGCGGCGTTGTTGACAATAACAACATCAATCTCGCTGAAATTGGAGCCGACCCTGCCGTATTGGTTAACAACACTACCTACCCGGTGCCCTTCGCCGAAAGGACGGATGTGCCTTTGCAGTTACCGCTTGACTATTATGACACCGAAGGCACCGTTGTACGCAACGCCGAGGTTATGCAGCTGGCATACCCTAAAATGGATACGGTAATAAGGCAGCATGGACAGGCCCTGTGTAAAGCGCAAAGCGCAAAAGCTGCCTGGAACTTTGCGCCGCAACTGGCCGATGCTAATAACACAGTTATTCTTTGCGAAGGTTATCCCGGAGTGACCTACGGCAGCGGAGTGCGCATGCCGTTCAGTGTTAAAAAATTCATCGACGGCCAATTGTTCCTGAACAGCGTCGATGCGCCGCAGGATGGCCGCGTTTGGGTGCTGCACCCCACACACCAGGCAGATTTACTTAACCAGGATGTGAACCTGTTTAAAGGGTTTACTAATTACGTGACCGGGCAAATAGGGCAGCTATATGGCTTTGACATCTTTGTAAGCACACAATGCCCTACCTATAACAACAGCACTAACCAAAAGAATGCGTATGGCGCGTCAGCGGCAGGAACCGATGTTGTCAGCTCCTTTTTCTTCCTGGATACAGAAGTTATGCGTGCGCAGGGTACAATGGACATGTTTTACCGCCTGCGCGACCCTGAAGCCCGCGGCGACGTTGTGGGTTTCCAGCAACGCTTTTTAGCCATGTCAATCCGCGGCAAATACCGTGGCGCTGTGATCGACGCTAAACACGCATAAAAAGACTTACCCGGTTAATAATATCCCTGTATAAGCCCCCGCCATTGCGGCCGGGGCTTACAGGGAGGGTAAACATAAAACTTAAAACAATGGCAAATACACAACAAAAATTAGACGCCGCTAAAGCTTGCTTTGATTACAATAAGGCCGCTATCGAATGTTATGTCACCGGCGACCTTACCGTTTTCTTTAACAAAAATCACGCGGCTAATCACGCGGCCGGACTGGAGGTGAAAACCATCGACCATTTTACCAGGTCAGCTGATGCGCAAGTGGCCGAGCCGGTTGAGGAAACCCCCGCCGAGCCGGTTGAGGAGCCAGGCCATGAGGACGCAATCAAGCATATCGTTGAGGAGATTGTCGACGAGGTTGAGCACGTGCTGCACATTGGGAAGGGGGGAAAGAAGTAATGGAGATCATTGTAAAACGCGTTACCCGTACCGCTAAAAGCACAGTAGGCGAGCTAACCATTATGGGCGCTTTGTTCAGGTGCTATACGCTCGAAGATCAGGACAGGGGGCTTAACAATAAGATGCCTGTTGATGAAATCCAAAAAGCAAAGGTATTTGGCGAAACCGCCATCCCTTCAGGCCGCTACCAGCTCACCATCGACTTTAGCCCGCATTTCGGTCATGACATGCCGCACATTCTGAATGTGCCGGATTATGACGGTGTGCGCATCCATCCGGGCAACGTGCCTGCCGACACCCTGGGCTGCATCCTTTTGGGAAAAGACCAGGGGCCTGACGCGGTTTGGAATTCGCGCGAAGCGTTTGCGGAGTTCTACCCGCTGCTACAGCAGGCAATCAGCCGGGGCGAGACAGTTTATTTAACCATCGTTTAACCAATCTTAAATCAATCGAAATGATAAGCTTAAAAAACTATTTTAAAGAAACTTCGGTCAGGGTGAAAAAGTTTGCCCTTGCACTCAAAGGCCTTATAGCCATGACGGCGGGCACGGCCTATATACAGGCAGATGTAAAGCTTGCCTTTTATGTAGCCATTGGCGGCGCGGTTATCGCAGGCTTGCTGGAGTTGCTGCCGCCTGATGAGCCGGCTGCACCGTCGGGCAATGTTTCAGGTGCACCGGCAACCATCGGTGCAACCGTTGCGGCCCTGTTCCTGGCACTCACCATAGCGGGGTGTGCTGT